CTACACCGCTCCTGCGGTTACCAAAGAGGTCTCGATCTGCAAAAACCGTCATATTCGGAAGCAGGTCCTATTCGCTACTGGCAACGGCGGGAAAAATGGAATGAAACACTCCCGCCATACCAATAACTCTAAGGTCAAATGCAAATGATCGGACCTTTAATCGCCGCAGGCGCTCAACTGGCGAGCGGGCTCATGGGAGCCAGCTCGGCAAAATCTGCTGCTAAGAAACAATATCAGCAGCAAAAAGAATTCGCGCAAAACGGCATTCAATGGAAAGTTGAAGATGCCAAGAAAGCTGGAATTCATCCCCTTTACGCAATGGGCGCAAATACAACCTCATACGCGCCGGTTGCTGTGGGGAATACTAATCCGCTCTCCGGTCTCGCTGAAGCCGGACAGGACCTCTCAAGAGCAGTGGATGTTACGCGTCCTGCATCTGCAAAGGTGGACGCAATCACTGCGACGCAGCAGTCACTCGCAACCGAACGTATGGGCCTAGAAAATGAGCTACTACGTTCACAGATTGCAAAGACTAGACAGGAATCTAACCCGCCAATGCCTACGGCTGGCGATCGAATGCTCATCGATGGACAAGGAAATTCACCGCTTGTCAAAACTTCACCCATGGCACGACAGTCCTCATCCAGCAACGCACCGTCTCAGGAAGCTGGCGCTGTCTCTGAGATGGGATATCTACGAACGCCGACAGGCTGGGCTCCAAGCTTTAGCAAGGACGCAAAAGACCGTTTGGAGGACGATCTTGTCGGCGAACTGGCATGGTCTGCACGCAACCGTCTCCTGCCATCCGTGGGCGCCAATTTTCAACCGCCCGCAGACGTAAAACTTAAACCCAACGAATTCTGGAAGTGGAACCCCGCAAAACAGGAATACTACATTAAAACTCGTAGCAACTCCCGCTGGCTTACCGGCGGTTTCAAAGGGTCACACAGATGAGACGTAAATCATTCAAGAAACGCGGCCGCTCTAAGAAGAAATTCAACCACTCACGCGGCCGTGGAGCGCCCCTCCGCATAGGCTTCCGCCTCTAAGGTAAACATGGGCCTCTGTCAAAACCCAACCTATATTAAGGCGATGCTACTTCCCTGTGGGCAGTGCATCGCCTGTCGTCTCCAACGCAAACGCGTTTGGACCCATCGAGTTATGCTCGAGGCCTCACTTCACACGCAATGCGCCTTCGTCACGCTCACATACTCCGACGATCACCTCCCACCGGGAGGTACACTCATGCCGGATCACCTGAAGAACTTCTGGAAACGCCTAAGAAAGGATCAGGCTCAATATGGACGAAGACTACGCTATTTCTCATGCGGTGAGTACGGGGATGAGTCTGAGCGACCTCATTACCACGCTGTCATCTTTGGAATGCCGTCGTGCTATCATGGTAGGACGCGGCACTACCGGATTAAAGCCGGATTCAACTGTTGTAATCAATGCGACGCTGTCCAACGACAATGGCACTATGGAGGTACAGATTTGGGCCAAGTGGAAAGAGCTAGCGCCGCTTATATATGCGGATATGTTACAAAAAAGCTCACCGATCGAAACGATTATCGACTTGGTGGAAGACATCCTGAGTTCTCGCGGATGTCTAAGCAAGGAGGTGGCCTCGGAATTAGATACATACCGGAAGTCGCTTCCAAGCTCCTCGAGCTCCCCTCCAAAGTTCTAGACGCCATGCCCGACGTCCCCACGGCTCTACGGCACCGCGGCAAACCCTGGCCTCTCGGCCGTTATCTTACTCGCTCACTCCGGGCACAGATCGGAAGGAATCCTGATGCCCCGCAAATCGTTCTCGACAACAACAAAGCCCAAGTGCAGCTTCTGCGGCAATACGCGGAAGAAAATATCTCAAAAGTTCTCACGTTCTCTCAAGTATATAAAAGCATCTGTCTCGAAATAAACGCACCCGCCTTCAATGTAATGGTCAACCGGCAACAATACCGCAAGAAAAGGCGCCCACTATGAAAAGGCATAAACATGGTCTCTCCTCGACCTTCCTCGCCTCAATGGACCTTGGGGAAATTATCCCTATCAATCTTGTCGAAGTCCTCCCCGGCGATACCTTTCAGAAAGCAACCTCTGCTCTCATTCGCTGTTCACCTCTTCTCGCCCCTGTCATGCATAAGGTCAATGTGGACATCTACGACTTTTTTGTCCCAAATCGACTGGTCTGGGACGACTGGGAAGACTTTATCACAGGAGGCGAAGACGGTGAGGACGCTAGTGTTTACCCTACTATCACTACGCCTGTATCTACTGGCTTCGCTGTCGGCTCTCTCGCTGACTATCTGGGCGTACCTCCTGGCGTTGCTTCCCAACCTATTTCAGCTCTTCCTTTTCGCGGCTACGCCCTAATCTTCAACGAATGGTTCAGGGACCAAGACCTTGTTACCCCTCTTACCATCGACACCACTTCGGGTCCGGACACTACAACCTCAACGGCTCTTCAAAACGCTGCGTGGCCCAAGGACTACTTCACCTCAGCACGCCCTTGGGAAGCCAAGGGACCTGAAATCACCATCCCCCTCGGTACTTCTGCACCTGTGCTCGGCATCGGCCTTTCTGAAACCGAGGCTCCCACCGTCACTTCTGGCCAAATCCGCCAGACTGGCGGCGTTACGCTTACGATCGCAAACACCGACGGCAACCGCGCCTACAACAACACAGACAACCCCTGGCGCATCCAACAGGGCACCGGCTCCAACCTTCAGTTCCCCAACATCCGCGCCGACCTCACACAAGCCTCAGCCATCACCCTCAACGCTCTGCGCGAAGCCGCAGCCCTCCAACGCATGCAAGAGGCCCGAGCCCGCTATGGATCACGATATCCTGAGTATCTCCGCTACATGGGCGTCCGGTACTCAGACGCTCGTCTACAACGGCCCGAATTTCTCGGCGGCGGGCGAGATGTTATTCAATTTTCTGAAGTGCTACAGACAGGGCCCGGCACCGACCCTGTCGGTGACCTTAAAGGCCATGGCATCTCCGGAATGCGATCTCGCCGATGGCGCCGCACCTTCGAAGAACACGGCTTCATGTTCACATTCATCGTCGTTCGGCCCAAGTCAATTTACGCCGACGGCCTGGAACGCCCTTGGAATCGACGCTTCAAGGAGGACTTCTGGCAACCCGAACTACAGTTCATCGGACAACAAGCAATCCTAAACAAGGAAGTCGACTTCTCCCATGCTACCCCCGAAGGTGTATTTGGCTATCAAGATCGCTACGATGATTATCGAAGTGCTTGGTCGCGCATCGCGGGGGACTTCCGCACCACCCTCGACTTCTGGCACTTCGCCCGCATCTTCGGTTCCTCCCCGGCACTCAACGAAGCATTCATTGAATGCGTTCCTTCGGAAGAACCTTTCGCCGTCCCTTCGGAAGACGTTCTCTACATCACGGCTAATCACAGTATTCAAGCGCGCCGTCTGGTGGTTCCAGTTGGCAAGTCTATGCTATTCTAAGTATCTCGAACTCGAGGAAAACAACATGGCAAGTCGCAATGGCCAACTCTTCAAGGGCCCATCATTCGAGGAACAACTCGAGGAGGCCCTCAAGCAACATAACGACCGCGTTGTAGGCAACAACGGTCGTACTTACTTTACGGAACCCACCAAACACGATATCCGTTATCATCCCGACCCCGCCCGCAACGGGCAAAAGGTCTACTTCCCCGACGGCGTCCCCGTCGAACCCTCCCTCGGCATGCCTGAACCCGAGGACATCGCCGACCGCGTCAGGCGCCAAATCCAAGGCAAGGCCATGCTACAGCTGGCTAAAGAACTCGGCGCCGATACCCCCGAAGAAGCTATGGACTTCGAGGTGGAACCCGATCAAGATAAGTGTCCCTTCTCGGGACACGAATACTCCGAACAGGATGAACAAAACGACGCGGTGGCATATGCCAACTACACCAAGCAACTAGAAGAACAAGAAAAAGCCGCTAAGCTTGAAGCAAAGCGGCAAGAATACAAAGAACTCAAAGATCATTTCGAACAAACGGGGGCTCCCCCCTCAGCTACCTCCCCGGAGCCCCCCAAGTCCGGGGACTAGGCAACCCCGGCACAGCCGGCCTGGCGCTTGTCGCCAGGCCGGCCCATCATCAGAAACATGTTTCGTGGAGCCGACCCCTTACAAGCGAAGCGGGGTCGGCTCCACGGGACATGTTTCGTGGTGAGTACCCCCCTTCCTTCCTCAAGGCCGTCAGGCCGTGGCACTCCGCGAAGCGCGAGTGCCATACACAAAAAGGGAGACTACAGGCTCCCTTTTCCCAAACCCCCTTGACACAGCAGAGTGACTTACTCGATAGTCACTCTGCTAACTGACACCAGCAGGGGAACGCCACATGGCAAAGAATCGAGGGCGAGATGTCTCAATCTCTAGGCCAAGCCTGCCCCTCAATCCAATTCGACCTGTGGCAATCAATCCCCTCGGTGTCTCATACCCGTCGCCGACGATCGTCTATCCAAATCCAACTCGATCGTATCAACCTATCCGGCTCACCCCGGACATTACGCCACTCACCCCGGCTCCTAATCGCGTG